AAAGTTGAAGTGTCAAAACAGTAGCGACGGAAAAGCGGCAACCGTTGCTACCTCAAAAAGCCGCAAGGGTTGAAGCCTCGCCTGCACCTCAAAAAGCTGTGGAGAAAGCTGGTGTAGGCGGCTGCGACAGGTTTCAACCTTTACTTGAAAAATACAACTGGGACGTGCGAATTATGAAAGCTATTATGCAGGCTGAGAGTTCGTGTAATGAAAACGCAACAGGCGATACAAGCCTGACTTTTACGCAAAACGGAAGAACGTATGGTTATTCAGTTTCTCTGTTTCAGGTACGAATCTTACCTGGTCGAGAGAATTGCGATTCGCACAACCCAGAAGTAAACATTGACTGTGCTTATCACGTGTGGAAATCACAAGGGTACAAAGCTTGGTCAGTGTATACAAATGGAAGATATTTAAGATTTTTATAGAAAGGAGGTGCGATGAGTGAATTATACAAAGCCCTACAAGAGTTTCGTAAAATAACACCACTGGTGAAAGCCTCAAAAGAAAACCCGTATTTCAAAAGCAAGTACGCAGATTACAATGTTGTAGTTAGTGAGACGCGAGAAGACTTAGAGAAATGTGGATTAATGGTTAAGCAAACAATCAGCCATATTGACACTAAAACGGCTATTAGGACAAAGCTTATTCACCTGGAAAGCGGTGAGGTGCTTGAAGATGTTGCACCAGTTGAAAGCGCGCCTAACAATCCACAAACGCAAGGCTCAGGTATTACTTACATGAAGCGATATTCATATATAGCAATGCTTGATTTACTTGTCGATACTGATGATGACGGTAATCTTGAACGCAAACTCAAAGAAAGAACCGACAAAGAGTCTGCCGATCTAAAAGCTGCTGAAACAGCCTTACGAGCTTGTAAAACCCTAGGTGAATTGAAAGAGAAGTATATTGAGATTCTCAAAGCTAATCCAAAGCTATCACGTGAACTTGTCGGCGTTAAAGACGAAATAAAGGCAAGGTTAGAATAATGAAAATCCTAGACCTTGAACAAAGAAGTCAAGAATGGTTGGATTTTCACGAAGGCAGGATTTCAGGCTCATCAGCAAAAGATTACTCATCAGTTCGATATATACCAAAAACCGAGCTGGTTGAATTCGCTGAAAGTAAAGGCTATGAGTTTCCGAAAAATCTGACAATGGATAATATCAAGGCAATGCTTACAGAAGATGAATTGAATGAACTCTATGCGAATGTTCAAATAAACGATTCAATCTATAAATTAATTGCTCAGCGAATAGCTAAGCCAATCAATCCAAACGATTACACCTTACCAGAAGGAGCTACTTATTCGGCTATGCTGAGAGGTCAAATCCTAGAAGAGGAAGCTAGGGAGCTGATTTCTGAAAAACTTGGTAAGAAGATTATTCCTGGTCGAGTTTGGCAATCTGAAGAAAACGAATATATGATTTGCTCACCAGATGGAGAGTTTGAAGACGAAACAGAAGCCGTTGAAATCAAATGTCTGGATAGCTGGAAGGTAGTCAAAGCTTACTATGAAAAACATCCGCCTTCCGAGTATAAGCCGCAGATTCTTCAATACTTTGTAGTCAACGATAAATTGAAGAAGCTTTACTTCTGCATCTACTCAGATGTGTTCTCAAATCCAGAACTAGGATTGCAGATTTTTGAATTGGATCGAGAAGACTATAAAGAGGAAATCGAAATAGTAAAGCGGGTAGAAAACGCTACCCTTGAGCTAGTAGAAAAAGAAGTCCAAAAATTAATGTTCTAAGGAGGAATATGATAAATAGCGTAACTTTAATCGGTCGAGTAACTCAGGATATAGAAGTTAGAAAAACTAACACTAACAAGTCTGTAGCTTCATTTACTTTAGCAGTCGGAGATAAAAACTCTGAATCAAGTTTTATCAACATGACAGCTTGGAATAAAACAGCTGAGTTATTAGCTCAATACGCACCAAAAGGTAAACAAATTGGTGTAACTGGTCGCTTGCAGACTAGAGTGTGGGAAAAAGACGGTGATAAACGTAAAGCGACTGAGGTAATCGTAGAGCAGGTTCAATTTTTGAGCGACGGCAAGGCTCAAGTAGCGAAACCAAGCGAAGACCTCAGCACGCCAGTAGATCTGAACGAAATCCCTTTTTAGGAGGTCGAATGGCAAGACGGAAGCGAGTTTATCTGCTCAAAACTGACAACGGGTTTACGATTCGAATTGTAGACCCAGACCTCAGTTTTATGAGGAAGTATAAATGGTCATTTATCGATAATGACTTAGTAGTCTCACGCAGACTTGAAAAGGGGGAAGATGATGGGTTTACAGAAATTGTATCTAGTAAAAAGCGACGATTCAAATCGAAACTTTAGAAAGAGGAAGGATGCACGCCAATTTCAGAAAAAATACGGTGGAACGATTCACAAAATAACAATGATAGATAATTTCATTGTCGAGAGGGTAATGTGATGAAAGATTTATTTAAAAAAGAGCGTGAAGCTTGGATAGAAAATGCTCGTGTAACGGCGAGAAAACTATTGGATAATAAATCTCTGATCACAATTGAAGACGTACTCAAAGAATGTCCTAGACCGACTTATTTACATAGAAATACAACAGGCAGTGTGTTCAGGTGCGATGATTTTGTGGCTGTCGGTTGGAGAAAAAGTGAAAGACCATTGATGAATGGTAGATTTGTCAGAGTCTGGAGAATGCGAGGATAGATGGCGAGTCGAAAACTAATTCAAAAAGCTGATAGGATTTTCTCAAAATATATACGAATGAGAGATTCTGAAGACGGATTCTTCGTTTGTTGTTCTTGTGGTCAGAGAAAACCATTTGAACAGGCTGACGCTGGACACTTCATAAATAGAAGATGGATGGCTCTAAGATATGATGAGCGAAACGTACACGCTCAATGTCGATCGTGTAATCGATTCGACGAAGGAAATATGATTGGCTACACAAGATTCATGCTTAAAACTTACGGCGAAGATATCGTTGACCTGTTGGAAAGTATGAAAAAGCCCTACAAATGGACTGACGGAGAGTTAGAAATCTTAATTAAAGACTTAAAAAATAAAGGACAATAAATGTTTATTTTAATTTGGATAATAATCGTCATGTTTTTGTTAATTCTTGTAGCTATCTCAGAATACAACATAGCTAAACAAGATGAAGAGTGGATAAAAGAAGCAAAGGAGAAGAATCAATGGAAAAAGAAGTAATACAACCTTATTACGAAGACGACTACCAGTCGCTAGATGAGATGAGTACTATCGATCTTCTAGAGATGAAGGATGACGCATTAAGAGGATTGAACGAACGAGAGTTTATTATTCATCGAATCAATCAAATCCTCGATAGCCGAATCGAAGGCGAGCGACCAAAAATTAAGGAAGTCAAGGTGAAGAAATGATAAAGGATAATTTACCAAACATACTTGAAATAGCTTTGATAATGATAACTATAGGTGGATTTGCACTAATCATTTTCCTAACTGTTATCAGTTCTAATGAAGAAAAACAAGCCATGGACGTTAAAGCTCGTTGTGAATCGGTTGGCGGCAAAATGGGTTATCTAAAATGTTTCAAAGATGGAAAGGAAATAAAGGCATGAAATACAAGCTTCTAAAAGATACGCCCACAATTAAAGCTGGCACCATTTTTGAAGAGATTGTTAGTATGTCTGATGGAACCAGAGAATTAGCTGTGGCTGTACCAGGTGAAGACATACCAGAAGATCCTCAATTTGCTATTCAAGATATAGACAACTTCGACGAGTGGTTCGAGGAAATGGAAGAACCGACAGACAGCGTTCGCCGCACACCAAAAAAAGGCGAGAAATACTTTTATGTTGATGAATACGGAAACGTAGAGCGCGAAATCTGGGACAACGACGGCGTGGATAATGAGCTTATGGCTATGGGCTTTGTCCGCCTAACTTCAGAAGAGGCTACAGAAGCCCGCGACCGAAGGCTAGCCGAAGTCAGACTGCGAAAAACCTCAGACTTTAAGCCAGATTTTGAGAATGGCAAAGGTGGCTGGATTGTTGAGTATGATTACGCAAAACATCGTCTCGCGGCATGGAGATATCCTTTTGAAAACAGTGGAGAACCTGTACGTTACGAAACCGAGGAAGACGCTAAAAAGTCTATTGAGGAAAATCGAGAAGATTGGTTAAAATATTTCGGCATTGAGGAAGACTGATGGGTGAATTAAGGGCAGTATTTGACACTATGAAAAAAGAGCGTGAAGAGCGTCGAAAATCTCTTGAACCAACCCGTGTACAATACGCAACCGACTTACTCATAGAGGCTTGGTATGCCGTAGCTTGGGACGAAAGAGAGAAAGCCATATACATTTATAAGAGCAACGACAGAAAGAACCATATCGCAAAACTATATCCGTATAAAGGCTGGTGGACTGGTAAGGGTATCGGTTCAGGACGTGGTGTCCACGAATTGATTAAAAAATTAGGAGAAAATAATGTCAGGAACACGAACAGGCGGTCTGAAAGCCGCTCAGAAAAACTTAGCAAGCAATCCTAACTTCTATGCAGAAATCGGACGAAAGGGCGGCTCTGCTACTTTTGCATCACACGGAAGTTGTAAAGGATTTGCACAAGACATTGAATGTGACTGCGATTTAATCGACGGTCCTCACTTCGTGAAGAAGTGTGCTGGAAAACGTGGTGGTCGTATAAGCAAACGAAAGTAAACGGGTACAAATCGTACCCAGTAGAAACCAATTTCCCCACTTGGGAAAAATGGTTTAGAACATTAACAATTCAACCGTAGAACTGGACAGATGACTATTTTGCCCACCCAGGTCGTCTGTTCAACTGGCAACATAATCTGAGGAATAAAGCTGGGTTCCCGAATGGGAGTAAGCCGAAAGGTGAGAAATCCTTTGCTCCGTGATTGCGTTGTCAACTGGCAACATCAAACCTTAAAGTAAATTAACTCACTTAATGATATACAAATTGGTGTTGTCAACTGGCTATATAAGTGGCTCGAAAGCCTGAAACTAAGCCTAGCGTTGCAGCTCGCGAAGTTCCGCAACTAGAGCTAGAAAAGTAACTGCTGACTTTGCAACTTGAGCAGTGAAGATGTGACTTTACGAAACCTAATTCCCTCGAATGTGAGGAAATTAAAACTCGGCAAATCATCACCTTATATAGCCAACACCAGTTCTGCGGTTGAATTAAACGATAAGACAAGGAGATTGATATGTCTAAACTAAGAATTTTTTGGGAATATATCCTAGCAGCATTAACAGTTGCAGTACCTCTTTACTTGCTGTTTTCAGTACGGTTGCAAACTTCTGATAATGTAGTTTCTGGAATCGTTTATAACAACCAAAACAATAGCATATTCGGTGGCAACACATACTTTAGGGTTCGCGCATCAGAAAATACTGTGGTAACAAAAGAAAATACCAGTAAGTTCTGTCTACCGCCGAATTCGCCATACATTAAATTGGTGAATGAAGCCGCGAAAGACAAGAATATCAAGGTGGTTGTTACAAGCAGCAAGGTATTTACGATGGTCCCGTCTCCTTGGCATTGTGTTGATAACGTTAAGGTTGAAAGGTTGAATTAAACTACACGAAATTGTGTAAATAAGGAGTTTCATAATGGCATTGAAAAATTATACAACTAGCATATCGGTTGAAAAAACACTGAGCGAGATTCAAGGTAAGCTCGCCTATGTTGGCGCAAAGCGTATTATGACCGAGTATGACGATACAGGCAATGTTGTCGCTCTTAGCTTTCAATTGGATCTCAATGGTCAACAATTGGCATTCAGCCTACCTACCGACTGGCGGCCGGTTGCTCAAGTGTTAGAGCGCCAGCGTGCTGTACCAAAAAGCCGCCTTGAAGAGCAAGCACGTCGTACAGCCTGGCGTATTACTAAAGATTGGGTAGATGCTCAAGTGGCTATCATAGAGACGAAGATGGTAACGACGACGCAAGTATTTTTGCCCTACACAGTCACTAGCTCAGGTAAAAGTTTATATCATAGATTTTTGGAAGATGGACATCTCATGATTGGAAGCGGTAATGTCAACTAAACCACTAATTTTGTAGACATAAAGAAGGAAATGTCAATGAAAATCATAGCAGAAAATCCAGCTGAAGAAGCCTTGTTGTGGCGCATTAAAGCCCTGAGTGACGAGCTGGTCAATCAAGATAATCGATCCACTAGTATGCCGGTGTGGACGATCCTAGATAACAACAAAGCTGGCAAAGACTATGGCGCGGTTATGTACTTTACTGGCAAAGCTGCCGAGCAGCATATCAACGAGAATGACCATCATTACAAGAAACCAATGATATGTGTTCGTAGCGCTCACGACAATCGAGAATTAAAAGACATTGTTCACTTGCTTATCCTAGCTGGTGGTAATGAAATACCAAGTAACCATTATGGAGTTTTGAGAGATGTGTGATATTAACTTCCGCGTTTGGGACAATCTAGAAAAGGCTTATCTTAACGAGAAAGACATAGCTATAGACAGTCTGGGCAATATATTTATAATTGAGGGATACGATCACAATGACTCCGAGCTATGGTATGCGCGAATTTTACCAGACCCAGACAACAAGCGGCATATTATCGAGCAATGCCCATGGCTAAAAGACAAGAATGGCAGAGAGATTTACCAGGGTGATATCTGTTCTTTTACTAGCAAAACTGGCAAACATACGGGTGTAGTAGAGCGGTTAGATAATTTAGCTAGTTTCGGATTACGAATGATCAAAAACAATTTCCGATACACTTTTTCCGAGCTTGATACTATGGGTGTTAATCTTGATACGTTGGAGGTTATCGGCAATATTCACGAATCGAACATGGAGGAACATGAAAATCTATAACGTAGAACGCAAGGAAGCATATGACCCAGACACGGAACCTAGCGAGATAGATGACGATGACTTGGAATATCTAGATAAAAAAGACTACGAGTATATTATCTGTAGCTATGCTCAGGATATGTGGTCGGGCGAAGGCGCGGCAGTACTCAAAGATAACAATGGTAAGTTCATGTTTATAGAATTAGGTCATTGTAGCTGCTATGGTCCGCTAGAAGAGCGTAATCCGAAATGCATCTATTCACTAGAAGAAATAGTTAAGTTGTTAGATAAGCATTGCAAGGATACTTATGGTGGATATGCCAAAGCTGTTGCTGAAAAACTTAAGGAATTGGAGGGATGAATAATGATGAAAGATAAGTCATCTATAGAAATAGAAACTAGCTGCACACCCGCACCTCGTCCGTATATTGTAGACATTACTAGTATGCCATATAGAACTCGCGATAAGAAAAATATGACATACTACATCATAAAATATTCAGACGGTAGCATTCACAGTTTTAAGAAAGAAGAAGGTGAGACTGATAGGGCTAGTCGTCTTAAGGTTAAGGCTATTACTAGAAAATTTAAGGAGTTAGTAGAGAAAAGGGAAGGTATTCAAAATGGAAGATGACGACAACATTTTTTCGCTAATTGCGATGTTCTGGCTCATAGTAGCTATTATATTCTGTATCTTCAAGGCAGCAGGAGCCGAAAAGCCACTGTCTAATGATGAAATCTGTCAAAAACACTTTGGTAAAGATTATGTCTGGAAAAACGGGTATAGAAGTGCAGATTTTTGCGTAGGCGATTCAGGAATACCAAAATACCCTAAATCGTGGCGATAAGGAGAAACGTTCAAATGATTAGCAATGAGCTCAATATTTTTACACGGCGAGGTTTCTGGACTCAAAGAGGAGTTTATCGATGAAGGAAAATGTTGAAAGAGTAATAGACAATCTTCTTGACGATTATCTGGAGGAGTTCAGGACAGAGCATCCAATCGACAATTCATTTCTAACGATTTATAAAGACTATAAGTCTATTTTTGCAAAAGAGGCTGCCGAGTCCGCTGATGAGAACATGAAGAATCTCCTGCAGTATATATACGAGAATCAGGACAGTATATTAAAATACAGAGAGCGTATGAAAAAGATTACGCACAAAATAAGAATTAAATAAGAAAGAGTTTGCTGAACAATCTGTTATAATTAAATTACAAGCTAAGTTGCTTGATTGTCGGGTCGGGCAGCTTTTTTATTTGTAAAGATTTTTGATATTTTACTTGTCTACCTCTATTTATGTTATAATATAAGTACAGTATGTGAGTTGAAAGAACGCAACTCTGAAGTAAAACGTTCTTATGTATTTTGAAAATGAGGTGGATATGGATAAAAAGCTAAGAAGACTGAATCCAAGACAAGAAAAGTTCTGTCGACTATATGCTAGTGATAGAGAGTTTTTTGGTAATGGTGTACAAAGTTATATAGAGGCTTATGAACCTGATCGGTCAAAACCTAATTGGTATAATGCCGCACGGACAAGGGCTTCTGAACTCTTGACAAAACGTAACATTCTTAAGAGGATAGACGAGCTATTTGAAGCTGGTGGGTTGAACGACCAGTATGTCGATAAGCAGATGGAGAAACTCATCACACAAGACGCAGACTTCAAAGCTAAGATGGCAGCGATTCGAGAATATAATAAGCTCAAACAGCGAATAACAGAAAAGAAAGAATTACACGTTAAACTACCAAAGCCGATTCTTGGTGATTTGGTGGAGGGCGAACAATAATATGTTCGTCTTGACCAGTTCAACAAAAAAGCTTGCTAAAATGACAAAGCGTATCCGTGGCGTATGTGGTGGAACTTCTGCAGGTAAGACTATATCCATTCTTCAAATACTCATCAGCAAGGCTCAGAAAGATAAGAAACCAACCCTAACAAGCGTTGTGTCTGAATCATTTCCTCATCTTAAAAGGGGTGCTATGCGTGATTTCAAGAATATTATGCAGGAACACGGCTACTGGAAGGAATCAGCCTGGAATGCCACAGACTCTATTTATACATTTGAAACAGGCTCAAAGATAGAGTTTTTTAGCGCCGACCAGCCAAGCAAGGTGCGTGGTCCACGTCGTGATCGATTATTTATAAACGAGTGTAACAACGTAGCCTATGAATCATTTGACCAATTAGCAGTGCGTACACGATTAGAGATTTGGCTAGACTGGAACCCAACGAACGAGTTCTGGTTCTATGACTTATTAAATACACGCGATGACGTCGAGATGATTACAGTTACGTATAAAGATAACGAAGGATTGCCTGAAACAATCGTAAAAGACATCGAGGCTCACAAGTCTAATAAAAACTGGTGGACTGTTTACGGATTGGGTCAACTAGGAGAGGTCGAAGGTAGAATATACAAAGGCTGGAAGATTATAGACGAAATACCTCACGAAGCCCGCTTAGAGGGTTATGGATTGGATTTTGGATATTCAAACGACCCTACAGCGGTAGTCGCAGTCTACTATTACAACGGCGGATATGTCTTAGATGAGGTTCTTTACAGAAAAGGTATGAGTAATCAACAAATCGCCTCATTTATGAATAACTTAGATTTTGGTGTGATTGTAGCAGATTCAGCAGAGCCGAAGTCTATCGATGAGCTACAGATGTACGGATTGTCTGTTGTTGCAGCGAAAAAAGGCAGTGGCTCTATTTTGCAGGGAATCGGTTATGTGCAAGAGCAGAGTATCTCAATGACCAAACGAAGTGTCAATTTAATTAAGGAATATAGAAATTATCTCTGGCAAACAGATAAAGACGGTAAGACTATCAATATACCAGAGGGTGGATTCGATCACGCACTAGACGCTGTTAGGTACAAGCTGTCTAGTATTTTAAAGCCAAAATATGAGCAGAAGCCAGTAGTTCAAACCTCAGGAGAGTTATCAGCATTATGGAGTTAAGATTCGGCGAGGTAAGAAATAAATACACTACGGAGGGGGTGGAAGTGGAAGAGATAAAAAAGATTAGAGATTATATGACGGCTCAGAGTATCCGTTCGTTTACAATCTCATCAAAGGTATCGACCTTTACAGAAGTCAGACAAGAGTTTGAGGATTTAATAAAACAGGCAGAGGACGGTGAGTGTTTAGACATATCTTTAAGCGTGAGAATAGACAAAAAGACAGGTCTACCTCGGCTGGTTAAAAAGACTATTTTAGATAAAAACTCAAGGTTGTAGACGTTTTTATTCAAATGTGATATTATAGACGAGTAACAAGCTACTGGGAAATGCCCAGCGTGATGATTACGTAACAGTAATTTTTACGTTGGGGGAAACCAGTGGCTTTTTCTTATATAGACGAATCTAATATCGGCGACGCGTACGATGAAAGTTTGCAGAAGTACCAGGCAGTTTTATCTAGCATTGATGAGCTTGAGCGTATTGCTCTAAATAAACCTAAGCCAAATATCCCAGATGGCTTACCTAATGTTACAGACGGAACTACAGCTAGCTATGTTCAATCTCGACCTAAGAGCGTTATTCAACAATTGCCGACTGGGCTAGTTACTAGTTTAGACAAAGATAAAGACTTAGCAGATGTCGCTAATTTGGTCTTAACTGAAGAAATCCTACCAAACGCAAACACTACAGGAAGTGTTATTCAAAAATCCTGGGGAGCTTTAAGTAAGGCTATGACATACGGCTCTCAGCCAGCTTACTGCTTCTACACACAACATGGAAATTATTTTGGGGCAGACTTCAAACTACCCTATATCAAGGACGTTATTTTAGAATCTGGAAAAGTCTACGACAAAGATTGTAATGTTATTTTCTTACGAGCCTGGTACCAACCGAGTGATATTAAATATCTAATTTATCGCGAGAAACAATTAGCCAAACACGGCATAAAGAGCGGCTGGAGACTAGATAAACTCACTCAACTAGAGGCAAAACAGAAAACAGACGAAAGCAAAACACCAGCCGAGCGAGAGAAGAGTCTTGAGACTGGTGGTATACAGATTATATTTGCATTCCAACAGGGAGTAGGAGCTACTTTTTACGGGTATAGCCCAGAGAATAACGAAGTGGTCTACTCAACCGTGAATCCAGACCCGAGAGGTATTATTCCAATCCACTTCATATACCACGATATGGATATGTCCAATCCAATTGGTCGTGGTGCAGTCGAACTTGTGGCAGGACTTCAGAACATGCTCGATTCAGAAATGCAGATGTACCAATATGCTCAAGCCTTGGGGCTTAACCCGCCACTGATAAAGCGAGGCTCGTTTGATACTTCAACTATACGATTCAAAGTAAACGCTATTTGGGACTTAGGCGCAGACCAGAACGCAAGCATCTCACCTGCGAATATCTCAACCAATGCGACAAACAACTTTTCAAACAACTACGGTTTAATTAAGAGTCAAATCCTAAACTTGAACAACTCAAACGACACAAGCGTTTCTGCTGAGGTCGGAAATCCTGGGTTTTCAAAGACAGACAGCGGAGTAAAAGCACAGCAGGAGCGAACTGGTATAAGTGATAATCATCTTCGCAAACAATTCGAGGGTTGGTTTGGTGATGTCTGTGAAACTATGCTTAATATTCATTTTGCTTTGTCTGAAGGTGAACAGGAAGTTGAACTCACTCAAGAATATATTAAACGCCGAAAACTTGAAGACCCTGGGTTTGACAAAGATACGGCTGTTGTCGATTACAACAAGAAGCTAAAAGGATTCAAATTCAAAGTTGATGCTTCTACCTCAAAGCTTAAAGATGACGAGCAATCTATGGAGAACCTAAAGGGAATACTAGAGTTGGCTCAGTCTGACCCTGAATTAGGACAGATTATCCGCAAAGACCAATTATTGAAGCGAATGATCAACAAATCAGGTGTGGATGACCCTGAAGAGTTGGTTATTGATGTAGACCAAAACAATAACGGCATAGCCGACAGTGAGGAGCAATATGAATAACGATTTAATCCCAAACAGCGGGTTTTCTTTGGATATCCCAGAAGAACGGAAAACTAAAGAGAGTAAGGAGAGGATTGCAGCCAAAGAAGAGATTAACCTGCTAAAAACTTTGCTCAATGGAATTGATGAAAAGATCCAACTAGCCCAAAACATCAATCAATTAACAATGAATCCTGAAACTTCTGAGAAATCCTTGAAAGTGCAGATATTAGCTGCTCGTTGGCGCGTGAATGACCTTATAGAACTTAAGTCGTGGATAAAAGCCCAGACAGACAAGGTGCAAGAAAATGACTGAGGACGTTAGAGACAAGCTGGAACAGCCACTAGAGACTGAATCACTACTTGCTAGCCACGAATTCAGGCAGGAGGGTAGGGTTTTGATTTGCGTGGATGACCCAAGCTTAACAGCAGTACTACCGCTGGGTGTTTATTTGGTTGGAGAGAAAGGAGCGTATCGACTAGAGAAGTTATTCTAGGCGGGTTGTTACCTGTAGAGATAAGACCTTAGTAGTATCTCCGCAGGTAAGAGCTCATCTCCTTGAACTCTCGTCATCATACCGACGGAAAAAGGATGTAAATAACTAAATAAAGGAGCAAAAACGTGGAAAATGCCACTACAGACGCAAACACAAGCCTGAGTGCGGCAGATGTGTCGTCAACATCGCAAAACTCAACCGACAATACTGATGAAAAATCACTGACAGACGGCTTCTGGGGTGATAAAGAGTCAGACGAACAGTCGGAGGGCGAGCCCAAAACAGACGAAGCCCAAGAGGACGAATCTGAAGATAAGTCCGAAGAAAAGCCGGAATTTCCGAAAGCAGAAAAGCGTAAAGCTCAACTGAATGACGAAATTAGAGGGTTGGTGTCCCGACGAGAAGACTTAAAACGGGAAGTAGCTGAATACGAGAGTATCAAACAGCTGCAAAACTCAATTAACGAAAATCGTATAACACCAGAACAACTAGAGGCTGCAGGATTAGATCCACAAGACGCTGCAATTCAAGCCCTTCTATATAATCAGGAGCTTGACCAACAGCAGGCAAAAGTAAACGAAATATCGGCAGATATTGCTGACCTTCAGTACAATATGTCGCTCGATAGAGTAGAACTGCTTAAAGACTATCCCGTATTCGATGAAACATCACCTGAATACAATGCAGACTTCACCAAAAAAGCAGCTGACATGTACGTAAGTGCTGCAAATCTGCAATTTAACGAAGAGGGTGCGCCAATCTCGGCAGATAAAAAGCTCTATGAGTTTATGACAGACTTGCACGGCATTTACGAAGAAGGTCTGAAAGCTGGCGGCAAGAAGATATCTAGGGCAAAACAATCCGCGGCAGTAATGAATGCTGGCGGAGCGGCTGCATCGGAAGAAGTAACCGAAAAGCAATTTGTGAATGGATTCTTCGATTAAATCCTTCAATCTAAAAAACTAACTATAGGAGAAAAATAAAATGGCTATTAACTTGCCACAAGCATATTCAAAAATCCTTGACAAGGGATATACACTTAAATCATTAACAGCACCTGCCTTTAAGGGTAAATATGAGGTAGTTGGTGGTACAACTAAATCATTTAAGGTGTACAGTACAGACGCAGCTTCTCTATATGACTATTCTACAAATAAGAATGCTAGCGGTCAGGGCGTTGGTTCGTTCGGCTACAAGTACTCAGCAGCTGGCAATAAAGAACAAGTTATTACAGCTTCTCAGGACAAAGCCTTCTCACAGCAAATCGATAAGGCTGACGCTAAGTTCTCACGCGATGGCTCACTCGATACTAAAGAAGTCATGCGTGCAACCTTAGAAGAGTCTATTTACCCAACAATGGATAAATACAACATTGACGCATTGGCAAAAGCGGCTGAAACTACAGCGGTTAAGACTTTGACCATTACTAAGGCAAATGCTTATGAAACATTTATGGCTATGACTACTGCTCAAACAAACGCTAGAGTACCTCACAAGGGTCGTGTTGCGTTTGTAGCTGCAAGTGCATACTCATTACTGAAGCAGGATGACAACTTCACTCCAGCCAGCGAAATGACTGCTAAGAGCCGTCGCGATGGTAACTACGGTGAGATTGATGGTTGTATGATCATTGAAGTTCCAGATGACTACATGCCAACTAAGACGACTATCGTTTTGACTCACGAAGACGCAGCAGCAGCTCCAAAATACTTGTCTGAATACAAGCAAGGTGAATTTGGTCCAGAGGCTAGCGGTTACTATGTCGCTGGTCGCGTTGTATACGAAGCATTCGTATTCAACAAGAAAAAGGGTGCTATTCAAGTTCTGAAGAATGCCTAGCAATTTGGGGCGGGGAAACTCGCCCCTTCTCCGCGTTTTGCCTCTCCGCGATAAATGAGAGGTCGAAGATTAACAATTTGGAGAGAGACTTAGTAGAGTGTGTTATGGATCGCTCTATGGTGCTATAATGATGGCAAATCATTTAATCTTGTGGGAGAAGATAGATGAAACAGTGGTTTAAGAGTATAGATTGGGTAGACGCTGGCGGTTATCTATTCGTAGCAGCATTTTGGCTAGGTGTGTTTGGATTCTTATTTAGGCAACAGATATACGACTACTTCGCACCAGTTTACTACAAGCCTTGCACGGTAGAAACTATAAATTACGACACTGTCAACATAGATAAGGGCAAATCTCAGTATGAAACAAGTCGTATAGAAACTGTAGGTCAGGTTGGTTCAAAACAAGTCTGTAAAGCCTCAAAGTCTGAATACCCTAACAAAGAAACTATTGTAAAACAGCCAGTTAATCAGGTTGTCAGATATACACCGACTTCTAAAGCTGCATATGATTGTATATACAATGATGACTGCAGAGAAGCCATGGACGAGGGAGAACCAGACTATAACGATGAATACATGGAATATATGGAATCTCAACAAGGAAGAGGTGGTGCAATCTGTCGGGATGGTACGCGGTCATATTCAACTGGAAGAGGAACTTGTTCGCATCACGGTGGAGTGAGTCAGTGGTTATATTAAACTACATCTTGACAAATTACCTCTGTTGTGCTAGTGTGTAAGCATGAAAAAGGCTATAGTCATCACCATCATTGTAGCGTTTGTAGTAGGCGTTAGTGGTGGAGTATGGCTAAAGACCCGTTTGGACGCTCAGGCAGCTGCTGGAGTGGCTCAGGAGCAAGCAGAGGAGCAACCGAAGAGTAAGTATGATGTTGGACCAGCAGACCCTACTGAGTTATTAGAGCTAGTTAACGCTGAACGCCAGCGTATAGGTGTGGCGCCGTTGGAGTTTGATGAAAGCATGCAAAGGTCAGCTCAGCTCAAGGCAGATGATATGATTACCAAAGACTATAGACAGCATATCATACCTGGGCTAGGTGATATGTACACGCAAGAAATGCGCTATCTAATATATCAACGGGCTAAATGCTCTCATAGTAGTGAAAATTATTATACTGGCGCATATCATCCAAAGTCAGATGTTTTTGTATCGACCAGTAGAGAAGCATTTAACGGATGGATGAGTTCTAAGCCTCACAGAGAAGCTATACAAGATCCTAAGTACAAAAAGACGGGATTTGGTGTTAGTACCAACAACACAACCCTAGTAGCAGTCCAGCACTTCTGTCAAATCTAAATAACATCTTCTACTAAGTCTCTCTCCTTATATAAAAATAAGGAGATTTTTTATGCAAGGAAATGAATCGCTCCGACAGTACCTTCAGTACCATGCGAACAATCACCCGTCAGCCGCTAAACGAGCAGAAGCACAAGCCCTACTAAATAAGGTCGGAGACGACGGTAAGCTGGACGGTAATTTTTTAACAGGTCAGCGTGGCGGATTCTTAGGACTGGGAACTCGCGAGCAAACATCAAACGGATATACCGCGTCAGCACTTAACCGAAATATCCTGCCGTGGTGGGTTAATTCGTATAACAGTTGGAGGGGTAGTCAAGGGAACAATCCAGACCCTACCCCTGATGTTATCACCGGTCCTGGTGGCGGAGGTGGTTTCAACCCATTCGCTGCTCAGGAAGCCCGTAACAAGGCAGACGCTATCGCTAAATACGATGACGAGATTAACCAAGCTAACTCTGCTATCAACCGTCTAGGCGGACAGGAGGCTGTCGGTATTGCTAATGCTGGAAAAGCTAAAGACCGTGCATGGCAAGAAAACGAAAACAGCTTCAATGAGTCAACTGGTCGTTACAACATGAACACCAAAGACGCTATCGACAACATCAAAAAGACCCGCGACCAAATCGAAAGCGATACAGCAACTAAGGTTCGCTCAGCTAAGGGTATTTTGGCATCAGGTGGAGCAGGAGATAGCTCATTTGCAAACGTCTTAGCACCTTATGAGATAGCTAAAGCTGCCTCAAAACAACAAGGTGAGGCTCAGGATGCATACGCTAAGAACCGTCGGGATATGGACATCAACTACTTCGCAGTGAAGAATGCTTACGACAAGAACAAGAACGATATTCAGAGCGAGTATGACAACCGTGTGAACAGCGTGAAGCAAAAGGTGGCACAATCTCGTGCTGAACTGCTAGACCGCATTAGAAGCGCTAACGTGGGCAAACAGACGGCAAATGGCTCAAGTATGGCAGCTGCTATTGCAAGTCAGCAGGGTACACGCGACCAAATCAACCGTTTGGGTACAGAAGTTGATGAATTAGGACGTGATCGCAGTATTCCTATCCAAAAAGTGGACTGGAAAGCACCAGACCTTGCGACATACGACCCTAAGGACGTTACTGTCAAGGATAATTCAGAGATTGGTGGTGTAAATGATGAGATTTCACCAAACTTGCGCCCAATCTTAAGCGACGAAGAGAAAAAGAAAAAGCAAGAGTTAATGTAGGGAGTATTAGGAGATGGATTTTTTTCAAAGAATAGGTAACTTTTTCAGCGGAAAGGGCTGGGTTAGTGATGAGGAAAAACGCCGTAAAGAACAGCAAACACAACCTCAGAATAAGCCAGCAGTTACTTTTAAGCAGGATCCTGTCTTAAATAACTTAAACAAGGCGCCTAGTTTTGGTAGTCCATCTCCTACTCAAGGACTTTTTCAGCAAAAACCTCAAACAGATACAGTGCCTAAAACCGATACGGTACCTAAAGTAAATACAGTACCAACGGCAAATCAATTCACTAAGCCTGTTATTCCTGAGATTAAGCCAGAAATCCCTCAGAAGACCATAAATGACGCCCCTAAAGTACTTACCCCTCAAGGACAACAAGATTGGGTAAACAAAGAAAACAAGCAAATCCAAAACCAAAACCTAGCTAACAAGCCCATGATAACGCCTAAAAACCCTACGTATTTTGATTATTTGAATCCATTCGGTGAGCATGGTCTATTCGGTGCAAAACAGCAACAAAATTTCAAAAAAACAGTAGAAAAACCTATCACAGATAACATCAATAAGTTTAATAATTGGATTGATTCTTCAGATAAAGAAAAAGGATTCCAATGGAGCGATCCAGGAGATTATTTACGATTCGCGGCTAAAATACCTGGCGGTATGGTTCAGGGTCTAGCAGAGACTCCAAACAAAGTAGCTAACGCGGTTACAGGTATAGAAGCGGATGAGAACGGCAAAGTAAAACAATTAAACGGCGTTCAGAGATTCGGTAAAGGGCTAGACGCTGGTATTTCAGTCGGTGGACTAGGATTTGGTGGTTCAGGCACACTTCTACGCAGTCTTGCTGGTCTAGGTAAAGCAGGAACAAAACAAGCCGTCAAACAAGGCATAGGACGTACAGTATTAAATGGTACAAAAAACCTAGTTAAAGACTCACTTAAAGAGGGCGCGGAAGAAGTTACGCAGACGTTTGCACAAGACCTAGCAGATGACGGTAAGATAAACACCGATAAAAATACTTACTTCCAATCTGGGGTGTTTGGCGCGCTTGGAGGTGGTATGATGCACGGTGCTGGTAAGTTAGCTCAGGGGGTGCATAATTCGTACAACAATCATGTAAACAACGCTATAGCCAATCATGTTGCAGGTTATATGGTTAATCCGTATGCCACTAGTCGGCGTTCGGCAGCCCAGACAAATCTTGTAAATGCAATAAACAATAAAACCGATAGTCCTGTAGATTTTGGTACTTTGTCTAAAAAGAAATTTAACCAAGTAAACGAGTTATTGTCCACAAACGGGCAACCCGTGCTTGAAAGCCGTAATATTAAGGTTTATCCTGCCGTGGTTGATAAGCTTATTCAAAAAAGGGTTGGATTAGACGGAATGACCCCTCAACAAGTAGCAGACGTAGCATATAGTGCTGTTCATGCACGCAACAGTCGAGTAATCCCAAGTCGATACCCGCATATCGCTGCGTTTACGAAAGCCCAAACAGACAGAGCCGTGCCATTTGCTACATTAGCTGGTTATAACGGTGAAGTATCACTAAAATCTGCATATAAAAAACCGCTAGCCAATTCACTAGCGGACGTTGAGCGTAACGTGGTTTCGGGCGAATCCGCTCAGATAACTCCGAACGAAGACGCCCGTTTAGCACCAAACAA